CACGGAAATGACACCATTATGGGCGTTCGGATCGACAGTGACCGTTGGAACGGCACCGTTCGAGAAGTTGTTCAAGAACGTCCCCGTTGTGCACCAGGCATGAGCCTGCTTAAACGGAATAGTGACCACAACCTCCTCTTCATGCTGCAAGTCAACCACACGCACAAGCGTTGTAGTCTCGTAGTCAGTGCTCGGGACACCGTCAGGGTCCCAGGTGATGATGAGACGGCCAGTGTGATAACGGGACTTGATGAGCTTGAATTTGTAAGTTATCGCGCCTCGCCACTGTGAAAACATGCGTCCAACGTAACCCGTGACAGTGTGGTTCAAGACAGTAGTGGAGACCACTGAATTGGATGCCACACGATAGGTGTGACTGGCATGGTCCACAAAATCTTCCCCTCGGCATCTGCACCTTGCCAAAGCGACCCCTGCACGAAGCTCTCACGGCCCAACAATGAGCGCATGGCCAATGAATCCTCCACTCCTGCTCCGGTCACTGAACCATCAAGCGTGATTTCATTCTTGGGATCCACGGCTAGCTTGTCAGATGGTACCGAGGTGTCAACATTACTGAAAGCGTGAAATGCTTTGGGTTGATAGGGCATCACGTCACTCACAACAGGAGGATTGGAAAAGCCGAACAACTTAGCAACGCCTGAGACCATGTTAGCCCCGACTTCAGCAGCAGTAGCTAGTCCTCCGACCACGGGCACGTTTTTAAACGCACCAGCTACGTTCGCGACGGCAGTGGCCGGTCCCGATATAGCTCCTGGCTCTGAGTACTCATCACTTGTGCCCGTCGGGGCAAGCATTGTGGGCACCTTAGCCATCATGGAACTCATGTACGGCTGATCGGAAGCTTGAAGGGCGAACGCAGATGTTAAGCCAGCAAGCTCCAAATCAGTTGTCCAAGCGTAGCATGAAATCCTCACACTGGCGTTCGCAACACCGTTCGCAGATCGCAACTTCGAATACAAAATGTATCGAATGCGACCCATGTTGTCAAATTCGCGAACATCTGTGATGTCTAGCCATGGGTTGGGCCAAAGAAACGGCAACTCCATCTCGCTCGATGTCATGTTGGCAGGTTCCAAAAACAATCCTGGCGTCTGCGAAAGCTTGATTTGATCTCCAGTCGTGATATAAGAGTCCTGATCCGAATCCATGGGGCAATACGACACGCGCATAGCTCCGTAGAAAAAGGGGGATGCATTCACCACGAATTTCAACTTCATCTTGCAACGCAGCAACTTGTAATTCTCGAGCTTCTTCTTGATACTCACGTCATTGAAATACAGCTTCCACGGATTGAAACTGGTTTGCGGCACAGTTGTGTTTGTCTCCGACCATGTGAAAGAGTTGATGAGAACAGGACGCGACATGAAGTCACCGAGCCTATTCCCGTCGTCCTGATTGGGCGCAAAGCCTCCAATTGGCGGTGCCGAAACAACGCGTTGGAGACCTGCATCGACGAACTTGATATTCTGCTGGGTCACCTCATGTGATACTCCAGCTGAAATGTCGTCCGCCTGCAAACGGTAGAGATCCATTCCCTGATGGGAACTTCTTTGCACACTGAAGTGCTCGGGAATTTGTTTGTTTTGATTTTTGTTTGGTGAAATCTAGGCCCGCGCTTACACCAATTAGCGCGGGTTGCTGTGTAGGCGTGCCCCCCTATTGCTTCTCCTAAATAAGAGGTCCCACTCCGTAGAGGTGGGACAGGGTCGCCGCACTGCACACTACTCGACTTAGCCTTGTTATCGAGTCAGATCAGCGCGTTACGGGTGAGTTGCGTTGTTTAGGCAGGTCACCAGCTGCCGCGACGCAGATTACTCTGCGGCGCTCGGTGGCTCGAGACCACTCGAAAGGTACCAGCGGTTGATGAGTTGCTGCCACGTCGGAAATACCCCATCAGTAAGATACTCCTCTGGTACACACTCATGGAAAATCTCCATGAGTACCTTGCGTTTGTCCTCAAAAACATCCCTACCATACCAGAAATACTCAACACAGACGTCATGCAGAATCTTCGTGGCATGCTCCTCAGGGCCATCGCCCGAAGGGAGCCACGTAGTCATCATCTTGTCGAGCGTCGCGTGCTCGATAGGGCAGACGTAAGCTCCAAGCTCCTCCTCAAAACGCCACCTCCTCTTCAAAAAACTCGTCTGCGAAATGTGAAGGAAGGGCACTGTTTCAGACTCATTGTCGGCCATGGTGTATTCCACCCCGTGTTTCTCAAGCATGTGCGAGAGAGACGTGTGGTTGAACCAATCAACGGCTGACCCAAAAATGTTGTCGTCGCCGTACGTCGCAAGGACCACGTTGGAACGGAAAGAATCAACCTCCTTTGCCGGGTTAAGCTCGTGGTAGCAGTAACGCACGTACAAGCAATTAACAAGGCAGTTGATGATGACAGTCAGTGGGTGGCCCGAAGGATTACTCCCCATGAACTGAACCAAGTCACCGGAAAAGAGACACCACGAGCACGAAGTGTCATATGCGAAACCCCACATGCGGTTGACATCCTGGGGGGA